TAACATTGCCGCAATAACTATATAATGGTGTTATACTGAGCACACTATGATTATTTTTGACTACCAACAAATTGCGATTTCTAATCTGATGGAACAGATTGGTTCGTCAAAATCTTCTGTCGATGAAAATCTGGTTCGGCATATGATTTTGAATACCATTCGAACCTATGTGAAGAAGTTCAAAGAGTCTCATGGTCCTGAAGTTGTGATTGCTTGTGACAATCGTAACTATTGGCGCCGTGAGTTTTTTCCACACTACAAGGCCGGCCGTAAGAAGGCACGAGCCGCTTCTGGCCACGATTGGACCTCCATTTTCGAATCTCTGAATAAGATTCGTGAGGAATTGAAAACTAGTTCGCCATATAAAGTGATTGATGTTGAAGGCGCTGAAGCCGATGACATTATCGGCGCCTTGGTGCAAAAGTATTCTGGCACCGAAAAGATTATGATTCTTTCCAGCGATAAGGACTTTGCTCAACTGCAACGATATGCAAATGTTGAACAGTTTTCGCCCATTCTAAAGAAGTATATCAAAGAACCATTTCCACTTGTTCAACTGAAACAACTCATTATTCGTGGAGATAAGGGCGATGGGATTCCTAACATTCTTTCTTCTGATGATGTTTTTGTGGTGGGTAATCGCCAGAAACCTATAACTGAAACAAAAATCATCAAGTGGTTGAACCAGGATCCAAAAGAGTTTTGTAATGATGAAATGTTGCGTAATTTTACTCGCAACGAAATGATGATCGACTTGACAAAGATGCCTGAAACTCTAAAACAGAATATACTAAATACATATGAAACTGCTAAGGGAAAGTCGAAGCAGGAATTTATGAACTACATGATTGCGAATAGACTGAAAAATCTGATTGAAGTCGCACATGAATTTTAAATGAGAAAAAATGAGCGCTGAAAAACTATATTCTGAAATTTTTGAAGAATTCGAGCAAGCACAAACAAAACAAGAACGACTGAGTGTTCTGAAGAAATACGACCATCCTAAGTTTCGTTTGTTTCTTCAAGCTGCATTTCATCCAAATGTTGTCTTTGATGTAAATATTCCGAAGTACAGGCCTGCGCCCGAGCCCGCCGGACTAAATTTTACCTATCTTGATTCCGAGATGGCTAAGATTTATAGATTTGTAAAAGACCATCCATCTCGGCCCGCCGGACTTGATGATAAGAAAAAAACAGAACTACTTCTAGTTGTCCTTGAATCGCTTCACAAAGACGAAGCCGTACTACTTGAAAAACTAATCAAAAAAGACCTTGGCGTCAAACATCTAACTCCAAAACTCGTATCTGAAGCCTTTCCCGACTTGCTATGAAAGTTGCTGTCGTAACACCGACCATTGGTTCTGAACATTTGAACCAATGCTTAGAGTCTGTTCAAAACCAAACTTACGAAAATCTCACACACTACATCTTTTTGGATGGTGAAGAACACTACGAAAAGATTCATCCAGTTTTATACAAAAACGCTGGCAAAAGAACAATCAAAACAATCCAACTTGAAGAAAATATCGGCAAAGGCTGGTATGGTCATCGTGTTTATGCCGCTTGCTCTTTCCTTGTAAACGCTGATGTAATTTGTTACCTTGATGAAGATAACTGGCTTGAATCTAATCACATTGAAACAATTGTCAGTAAGTTGGAATCTGGTTATGATTGGGTTTATTCTTTTAGAAACATCCACGATAAAAACGGAGAATTTATTTGTGAAGACAATTGCGAATCACTTGGCAAATGGCCTGTATATGTCAATCCTTCCATATATCACATTGATACCTCGACTTTTGGAATTCGGCGTAGTGTTGCTCTTGCTATTGGCCATGCCTGGTACGGCCAATGGGGAGCTGATCGCCAATTCTTTTCAGCATTGAAAAAACATTTTCCAAAATTTGATGGCACTAGACAATATACTTGTAACTATCGACTAGACGGAAATCCAAAATCCGTCACTAAAGAGTTTTTCATTCAAGGTAATCAAAAAACGCTAGAAGAATATAGCGGTGAATACCCTTGGAAGAAAAAACAGGTTCTATCAGTAGGACCTGGAATTACTTTAATTGACTAAGGAGAATATTTTCTAAAATGCAAACCGGCGCCAAAAAAATCATCAAACCCGAAAAGACTAAATTTAGAAAGAACAGGGAAGATGAACAGAAGCGACAGCTGAAAAACAAACACCACGATAAATCTTTTTATCGTCTTTTGAAACAAGAAAAAGAATATGTCTTATAAAGATCATCTCAAACAACGGATTCAAGAAATCAAGTTACATATTGCTAATAGCGAAGGCCAAGCCGAAGCTTTACAAAAAGAACTAGAAAAACTTGAATTGCAAGAGTTTGAGGAAGAACTCCGAGAAGAAAATACTCAGGTTCTCCTTAAAGGCTAGTTTGTTGTAAAAAAACAACAACGCTCTTGACAATTTAGCCATTTTCTGTAGGATGGCAACATGCAAGTCATAAAAGAAACTACAGTTTGGAACACGGATTATCCCGTGATTAACCATACTTATTTACTTGATAATTCAAATCACCTTATTGCATATTCTCGTGGTGATACTGGTGAAATTATTATTAGTAAATCACAAAAAATTACTATCGATAAAAGGTATCGGACATTTAAAATAGTAAAACATCCTGGTTTAGAAAAATTAGTAAAAACTGAAAAACAGGATGGTGTTCGATTATTTAAAGTACAATCTGGTCAAAAAGTATATAATGTAGAAATTCGGGAGAATGGATATATTTGCACTTGCACTGGATTTAGTTTCCGTGGAAAATGCAAGCACGGCGTGGCTGTTGTAGAAAAACTACAGTCCAAAAATGTTGTTTAAAAACAACAGCTTAGAGCTCTTGACAATTGCCAGTCCTTGCGTATAATGGACTACATGATGAAAAGACAACCTGATTCGCAAATCGCTTGGGAAATGCAAGCGTATGGTTCGACCAAAGCCGACATTCTTGAGTCGGTTACGGATTCGATTTCTTTCAAGTTTTCTGGTCCCGGTATGGTGATCGCTTCGTATCTTTCTGATGCTCAGGAAGTTATGTCGTTTGGCGATACTGAACGGGCTCGGCAGTATATCAACATTGCTAAAATGTTGATGCAAGAATTCAACCTCGGTTTCAAAACTATCTAAGGAATTTATCATGGCTTATATGAACCAAGAAATGAAGGCTAAGATTGCTAAGAATCTCAAGCCCGTTTTGAAGAAGTTTGGTGTTAAGGGCACTTTGTCGGTTTCTAATCATTCGACTATTGTGCTAACGCTCAAGTCTGGCAAGATTGATTTTTTTGCCGACTATGGTGATTCTGAAGATGCTCGTAAGTTTGGCATTGATGTAAATCCTTATTGGTTCCATGAACATTTCACCGGCACTTCAAAGGTTTTCCTGACGGAAGCATTCCGTGCTCTGAAGTCTGCTGATTGGTATGATGAGTCGGATATTCAAACCGACTATTTCAATACTGCTTATTATTTCCGCATCAATGTCGGTAAGTGGAACAAGCCTTATATTTTGGGATAAAAAAATGATTCGTGCAGTTTTTGGATTTCTGATTTTGTTTGGTGTGGCTGGCACACTTGATGCCGACCACCATGTTGACCTGATTATTCTCACTATTATTGCCGCATTTGGCACTGCCTTGTTGTATAGTGGTGTTTCTAGTATCAAGTTCGAAGAATGATTATTCATACTTACCAGAAATCCAAGAAGCGCAAGCTAAATGCCAAGCAGCGTGAGCTGCAGGCATCATGGGATGAATTGGTCAAAAAACACGCACCAAAAAAGCCTGTGAAAATTGTAAAAGTCGTTTCTTCACCAGTTGTTTCAAAGCCGTTTGTGCGAGAAACGCCAAAGTATCCGAGTTTGGATTCTTGGCAAGGTGTAGCGACTAAGCCAGTTCAAGGTAAAGTTTATACTGGCACTCTGATGAAAGGTATCGGTACTTTGCACAAGTCCAATGCTGTGCCAATCTTTACTGATGAAGAAGCCAAAGATCAAGCAGCAATGCGTAGATAAAATGGAAATCGTTTTAACAAATACAACCATCTTCATGCTAGGCGCTTTTGTTGGCGCACTGGTTGGCCGAATGGCAACATTTGGTATCTTAGCAGTAATATTTTTGTTTACTTTGATTGTTAAGTGATGAATAGCCAAGAAATTCAAAATGCCGTTTATGAGTGGGCGCTTACTAAAAATTTTACGGCGCCTTATGGCGTTTTGACAGGCGAATTTACCAGCCAAAAAGGCACCAAGTATCGTGCTGTAACTTTTGGTCGAGCTCGTACACTTGATGCTACGGTTGAAATTTACAATCGTAACTTTATCATTCTGAGAACCAGTCGAGATGGTTCTGAGGTTTTTAACGATTATGCCACTTTGATGGCGAAATTGGAAGCACTATGATTCGAAATAAGCGAAAGAATGAAAAGCCTTTGATTGACCTTTCTGGTCCGCAAGGCAATGCATTTTATTTGATGGGCGTGGTTTTGAACACTTTTCGTAGGTCTGGTGCGCCTGAACTAGGCGAATCAATTGTTGAAGAAATGCAAAAAGGCGACTATGAGCATTTGCTTAAAACCTTTGATTTGTATCTTGGTGACCATTTTGATATTGTGAGGTGATTTGATGAGCACTACATTGAGAAGTTTTCGTTCACCGCCTTGGGAAGTTTCTTTTTACAAAGGCATTCCCATTGAAAAGTATTCACGGCAGTCCATGAAGTTGATTCGGGAAATTGTTGGTTGTCCCGTTCGTGTTATGTTTCGTGGTCCTCGCTCAAGTGATTTTGATCGTTCGCCCATGACTCGGCGATCCACTTGCTTGAAAAAGAATGCTGTGACTTTTACCGTTTATAAAGATTATCGGTAAATATGCAAAATGGGCTTGACAATTGCTCATACCTGTGTTACACTGTACCTTCAAAATTGAATCGAAAGGAAATATATTATGCCTCGTGGTAAGTCTACTAAGTTGAAGCCGTTTGAAAAGTTGCTGATGATTATGAAGTCTGGCAATCCTGTCACGATTGAAGAAATCGATGCTACTCTCGGTAAAGAAATCTACATGTATCGTCTTTCGACCTACATGTGGCACATTAAGACCAATGCTAATGGTGTTGTCAAAGCCATTAAAGATGGTCGCAAAGTGACTGCTTATCAAATTATCAATGTGAAAGAAGTCGAAGAATATCTGAAGCGAACTGGTGTCGCTAAGAGTGGCTTTGTTCCTGGTCAAATTGAAAAGAAGCCGTCAATTGCTAAGTTGGCCGATCTGAAGGCCAAGCCTGCACCTAAGGCTAAGGTCAAGAAGACCAAGAAGGTCGAAGTTGTTGTTCCTTCAAATGCAGCAATTGAAACTTCTACTGATGAAATTATCATCACTGAAGTTACTGAGACAACTGCTGAATAATTTTAAAGTAGGGGGAGTGGCGGCTGCTTTAATCCCTTGAGGACTCCGTTCACCCGCTGATTCTTAAACGACCGTAATTTAGGCGCCCCTAAGAAAACTATGGAACAAACTGAATTCAAACTAAGTCATCACACTTGGAAAAAACGACACTTTGATCCTAATAGTGTTGAAGACATTAAACAATACAAACACTTTCTTGAGAACAGAAAGTGGGACGGAAATTGTCCTTTTGTTTTGGAATGGCCGCATCTCACAATGACCGATATGATTCGTACTAAACTTATCGAAGCGCATATTGATAACATGATTAAGGCCGCAGTAAATGAACATATTCTACCTTGATCCAAATCCACAAGTTTGTGCAGAGATGCATTGTGACAAACATGTGGTTAAAATGATTATTGAGTATGCACAATTAATGTCAACTGCTCACCGTGTTCTCGATGGCGAAGAGTATACGGATTTAACAGCAAATGGCCGGCGAATTAAGCGTTGGCGTTTGAATGATGCTCGTGAGCCCGACCTGATGAAGGCTTCACACATTAATCATCCAAGCGGCATTTGGTGTCGTTCAAATCGTGACAACTACATTTGGTTGTATCACATGTGGTACAATCTATGCAAAGAGTACACTTATCGCTATGGTAAAGTTCATTCTTGCACCAGACTTAACGATCACTTATATTTTCCGCCAAATAAAATTATCAAAAGTCAATTTTATCCGCCAACGCCAGCCATGCCAATTGAAGCAAAAGTTATAGCTGAAGTTGAAATTCCTGGCCGCAAATATGATACACTTTTGTCGTATCACAAATACTATATAGAGCATAAGAATCGTTTTGCAAAATGGACTAAACGGAGTGTTCCAGTTTGGTACATTGAAGGACTAAATAAACATAATGCCAACGTATAGATTTTTGAACACCGATACCGGTGAAGAGTTTGAAGACTTTGTTAGCAATTCTCGAAAAGAAGAATTGTTGGAAAAGAATCCACACATACGCCAATTGCCATCGGCGTTTGCAATTACCAGCATGACTGGTAGCCTCGATTCAAAAACAGACAATACTTGGAAAGAAGTTCTTTCTAAAGTATCAGAAGCCCATCCCGATAGTCCGCTTGCACAGAGATATGGCAAGCGCACGATACACCAGGCGAAAGCCAAAGATATTTACAGTAAGTGGAAAAACAGTTAATTGTGATTGAAGATTTTTCAACCGAGGGAGACATTCATTGAACATGAAGTCTCCCTTTTTCTTTTTAAAGGGCAGGACTAATGGCAAAAAAACTACAGAATCAACAGAACCATTTTTCTCTAAGAAGAATCAAGCCTTTAACAGTAAATCAAGAGGAAACATTTGATGCATTCAATCAAGGTAAACACCTACTCTTACACGGTGTTGCAGGAACAGGTAAAACATTTATATCTCTCTATCTAGCATTAAATGAAGTTCTCAAAGGAAATTCTTTTTACGATAAAATCGTTATCATTCGTTCTGTAGTTCCTAGTCGTGATATGGGATTTCTCCCAGGAAATGTAAAAGAAAAAACGAAAGTATACGAAGAACCATACCGAGAAATCTGTGATGATTTGTTTGGCCGAGGTGATGGTTATGACATTCTAAAGACCAAAAAACTTATTGAATTCGGCACAACTTCATATTTGCGAGGCATAACTTTCAAAAATGCCATTGTAGTGGTTGACGAATCACAAAATATGAATTACCATGAGCTTGATACGATCATTACACGAATCGGCGATAACTGCCGTATTGTGTTTTGTGGTGATTATCGACAAAGTGATTTAAACTCAAAAGAGCGTACAGGTTTGCTTGAGTTTATGAAGATTATCGATAGAATGGGTTGTTTCGATAAGGTCGAATTTGGTGTTGAAGACATTGTTCGATCCGAATTGGTGAAAAATTATATTGTGACAAAATTGGAACTTGGTTTTGCGTAACTTTGAATTTGTAAAATTAGAATCACTAGACTACGATCTAAAAGCAGTAACTACGGATGATGGAAGAGTGTACGAAACGCCAACTGGCGAAAAGTATCCTTCCATCACCACCGTTCTTTCATCGTATAACAAAAGGGCTATCTTTGAATGGCGTGAGCGTGTAGGCGCTGAAGAAGCAAATCGTATTGCTCGAAAAGCCTCAAGCCGTGGGACTAAACTTCATACAGTCTGTGAGAAATATCTTTTGAATGAATCAGATGGCATGAAGTTTAAAACCATGATGCCTGATACTAAAGAATTGTTTCTTCAATTGAAACCACACATTGACGAAAATGTTGGCCGTGTGTTTGGTATTGAGCAGGCATTGTTTAGTCATCGGTTGAAAATTGCTGGTCGTTGTGATTGTATTGCAGAATGGAATGGCCAACTTTCAATCGTTGATTATAAAACAGCATCAAGAGAAAAATCTGAAGATGGTATTTTGAATTACTTTATGCAATGCACTGCCTACGCAGAAATGTTTGAGGAGCGAACAGGATTGCCAGTGAATCAAGTTGTTGTTGCAATTGCGGTTGAAAATGATAAACCACAAATCTTTGTCAGAGAGAAGCATAAATATATTAATGAGTTATTGAAGTATATTGCTGTATGAAGCAGAGAGAAAAGTGTTCTGGACGGCGGTTCGATTCCGCCCAGGTCCACCAAAAGCATGGCAGCGAAAGACGCCTAACCAGCGACCCCACCTACAGGGGAGGACACGGTGAATCATCGATTGTTGTGGTGACGATTGTATGTATTCACACCGCAGTAGGATGCTTTTGATGGGCCTGTATTGGTTTCGACAGGGCAAAGAGTAACAAAGTGGACAGCACGGCAACGCTAAAGCCGTTAGGGTTGGGACTACCCGGCCGTAGAAGCAAACCAAGTAAATGCAAACGATGAGCGTTTCGCATTAGCAGCCTAAACGCTGCTTAGGGTTCGGTGGGTTCCTCGTAACAGAATACCCACCATTTCACATCTTATTAATGTTGCGACTTTTGAAAAGTCCAGTGGATTAAATTTCTTTGAAAGGAGACAAATGGGTTCAAGACTAATACTTGCAGGCCTATTGTTGTCGAGTGTCATTTTAATGCTAACGGCAATTCATGTTGACACTAGAAGCATTCTACCAATGAAAGCGCCATTTAAAGCACTTGCGCCAGAAGCTCAAAAACAAATCTCTTGTTTGGCCGAAAACATTTATTTCGAAGCGAAGAGCGAACCAAAAGAGGGTAAAATCGCTGTTGCTTTTGTCACTTTGAACCGCCTCAGAACCGGCAACTATGCAGACACAATATGTGGCGTGGTTACTCAGAAAACCAACGGTGTTTGCCAGTTCTCGTGGTATTGTGACTCGAGCATTACCAGTAAGCGCTTGACAATTAAGAACAGTCCAGTATATAATGATATCTTAGAAATGTCAACATATCTTTACCTGAACATTCATAGGGTACAAGATGTAACGAATGGTGCGACATTTTATCACGCTGACTATGTAAATCCTGGTTGGCAATTGAAAAAGGAAAAGCAAATTGGCAGACACATCTTCTACAAACGAAACGGAGATCAAATTGACAGAAACAAAACTATCATATAATCGAGCAAATCGTGACTTGATTACGGTTATGGTAGCACTCACAATCGTATCTTGTACCGCAATTATTGGCGCAATTGTGTATAATCTAAATGATCGCAATAACATGGCAAAAAACATTGAAGCTGCCATCGCAAAGGGTGTTGATCCTTTGTCTGTAAAGTGTGCATACGAAACAAACCCTAATTCTGTTTGTATCGCACATTCACTCACTGGTAAGAAGTAATTTTTGGAGATTATATAATGAAGTTCACGCTTATTTCGCACGAAGAATTCGCCGGCAGCAAATTGACGCTTGAGTTTGATGCTGTGAGTCTTTCTGATGTTCTTCCACGATTTGAAGATTTTCTTCGTGGTTCTGGTTTTGTTTTTGATGGTGTAGTAGACATTGTTGAATTCGAAGACTCTGATGTTGATTATGAAATTGGTGAAAAAGTCTTTGATAATTTGGTTGCAGGCTTGAATGGAACTAGTGCTGTGCAAGACCAAGCTGAATTGTGTAGTGTTTGTGGTATTTCAAAGGCTCGAATGGAAGGACACACTTGTTGGGACGAAAAGTGCCCAATGAAGGAGTACAATGCCAACTAAGGACGAAATGAAAAAGTTTGCTTTTGCTATCGATAGCATGGTAGCAAACACAGATTACACATATCTAGAAGCAATTATAGAATATTGCAAAGAAACAGGACTTGAAATAGAAGTTGCTGCTTCATTGATCAACTCGTCACTCAAAACTAAAATTGAGTCACAAGCAATGGAGCAAAACATGTTGAAAATAAAAACATCACGACTACCAATATGATAACTGGTTATGAGGCATTTGGAATTTTTCAAGCACTCAAGCTACATTTCAATTCAGACAGTTATGATTTCTTCAAGTACAATGGCAAGAGTAAAATCTCTGTAGATTCTTTTGAAAATCGTAAAGACAAATATCACTTCTACAAACTATCTCGCAGACTTAGCAACACTT